TCCAGCTTCCATACTAATGATTAAAGTTTTTCCAGGCGCAGTTGCAAGTGAGGTTGTTTTACCAACCCCAGAAGCACCATACATTAAAATCTTAGCTCCTTGATTATTAACCAAGTCCCCAGGACTTTTTATTCTACTTAATATATCAGTCATTCATCTTCTCCTTTTTTATTTAAAATACTATTTTAATTTATTTTAATATGAATTACAATATGTGTAGATTAAATATTTAACGGAATGTAAAATGAGAGAAGTAGACGTAAATCAGTGGAAGGTGAATTATCTCTGGCGGTTAAAAAACTTAACCGATGAAGAGCTTAAATCATTTAAACAGCAAAAGCTAGAACCAGAATATAAGGAGAGAGAAGTGCAAAGAATAACATTAAAGAAGTATATTGAATTTATAGGTACGGAGCCTGCAGCTGAATTATTTGACTGCTCAACCGCCTCAACCAAAGCTTGGAGATATGGTCTTAGACAACCCTCTATTAAACAAGCTAAAAAGATTATTAAAGCATCTGGCGGCAAGTTAGACTTTGAATCTATCTTTGGCCCTATTGAAGAAGTTGAAACAAAAGCTTAACAGTGTTCAATTTAAACGTAACAGAGCAAGACTCTGCGTTGGACATTGCGCTTGCTTATGCAGAATACGGGCTCAGCGTAGTCCCCTTACATCGGCATAACAAAGTACCAACCAAAGAGTTGGGTGGGTGGCAAAAGTTTCAAGAGAGACAGCCAACTACAGAAGAGCTAGAGAAGTGGTTTAAGGGGAGAGACGATGTAGTCGTTGCCTTAGTCTGCGGTAAGTTTATTGTAGTTGATGCAGATACTGCCGAAGCGGTCAATTGGGTTGAGGCCAATCTCCCTGTCACACCTTTTAAAGTCGCGACGGGTAAAGGGGTTCATTATTATTATAACAATCCAGAAAACTTTACGACTTGGGTGGCAAGACGTACTGAGGGATATGATCCTGCCAAGCTGATTGATATAAGAGGCGTTGGCGGTCTAATTGTTGCCCCTCATAATATTCATGCAACGGGTGCTATCTATACACCTATTAAAATTCCAGACTGGGATTTAAACGACGTTGAAGATCTTCCAGACTTTACCAAAGAGTTATGGGTTAAGGTAACAGGCGTTGAGAAAGATGTTGATGGCCAACCTATATCAACTCCGCTATCTATTGATGGTGTGACTGAGGGAAGCAGGAACGATCAAGCTGCTAGGTTAGCAGGATTTTTAATTGCTAAAGGTCTGAATACAACCTTTACAGAGTTCTTTATTCAGTCTTGGAACTCTCAGAATAAGCCGCCTTTGCCAGCTACTGAGATATCTACGGTTGTTAACTCTGTTCAGAAAACCCATGATCGTAAGACTCAACAAGCGCCGTCTTATATCTCAGGCAAAAGAACAATCAAAGAGCCAGTCAATCTTTATTCTCCTCCAGGCATATTAAAAGATATCTATGAGTATTCAGAACAGGTTGCTCAGATATCTCAGCCTGCTATTAGTATGCAAGCAGCTTTGTCTTTAGGCTCAGTTGCTCTTGGCAGAATGTATAAAACCAATATGAATAACTTTTCATCTTTGTTCTTTATGTGTATTGCTAAGTCTGGCCAAGGCAAAGAAAACGTTAAGACTGTTGTTGAGAATATTTTACAGCAAGCAGATTTTGGCGATCTAATGGCAGGAGATGGGTACACCTCAAGTGGTGCTATTTACTCTTTGCTGAGATACAAACCAACGCATATAACGGTAATGGATGAATTTGGTAAGCGTCTTGAAAGCATTTCCAAATCATCCAACTCTAATAAAGAAGACGCGATTCAAGTCTTAATGGAAACGTGGGGTAGGTGTCATGGTGTTTTAAGACCTGACAATTACTCAATGATGACGTTGAATCAAAAGCAGCAGAAAGAAGCAATGGATCGCTCAACCGTCAAGCCAGCAATTACCCTTGTTGGTATGAGTGTACCTAAAAACTTTTACGGCGCTTTATCAACAGGTCGTATCGTCGATGGTTTCTTGAATAGGTTTATTGTGGTTGAATCTAACGTGCCAAGAACTGTAGGCAGGATGGTTCCATTTGTTGCGCCACCTCAATCTACATCTGATTGGGTGTCTCATGTGCGTCAAGTGGATAACGAGATGGAGCAAATATCTAGGGACAACGCAGAGCTAGACTTTAAATCACGCATCCTAACCTTTGATGATGACAGCAACAACCTCTTTGAAAAGCTTGCTTATAGATTGGTTGATGAGCAAAACGTTTTAGAAAAAGAAGGTCTGGAAGTTTTACTTTCTAGAACAAGAGAGAAAGCAATGAGACTTGCCTTGATCAGCGCTTTAGCTGACGACAGGAAGGCCAAAGTAATTAAAGGTGATATCACTCAATGGGCAATTGACTATGTTTATTACTACGACCAGCTTCTTGTAGAGAACTGTAAAGATAAAGTTGCAGGTTCAGAGATGGAAGGACGTATCAAACAAGTCCTAAGCTTTATCAGATCGCAAGGGGAATGGGGTATAAGTAAGCGTGATATTGATCGACGTGAAATATTCAGATCAATGAAGTCGTACGAAGTCAAAGAAATTATAGAACGATTAAAGAACTCAGGGGAGATACAAGAAAAAGATTTAAAAGCTAAGGGAACGGGAAGACCAACAAAACGTATTGTTGCGATCGACCCAGAATTTTTCAACGAAGACTAATTAAAGGAGATACAGATGGATAATCCAAAACCAAAAATGGAAAATATTAACGACCAGAAGCGCGAAGAACGCGTCGCTGGTTTTATAGAAGGACTCTGGAATGTTAGGTGTCATAAGCTTCCAGTTAGCTACGGCCTAGACTACTGGTGCGAAAGCCAAGACACGTCTTTCTGGCTAGAAGTTAAGTGCAGAACTTTTGGTATAAATAAGTATGACACTTTGTTGCTGTCTTCCAGCAAATTGCGAATGGGCTCTGCTCTTTCACTTGCAACCAATCAGCCGTTTGTAATTGTGTATGCAATGACTGACAGCGTTTATAGCCACACTTGGAAAAGAGATCATGTATACGATGTGAGGTTTGGAACAATAGCTGAACCTATTTACGAAGAAGATTCAGAGCCGTACATTCATTTCTCCAAAGATGAGTTAGAATGTTTATCTCCTCATCCTTTAGGGTTTGACCGAGAAGAGATGGGCCTAGTAAATAATTATAAAAAGGGAAGCTAATGGAAGATCCAAACAAAGATATATTTGATTACAAAGGCATGTTTTGGGATGACATCAACAAACGATTTTATAGATGGCATGAACTAAACCTATTAATAAAGGAACGGGAGATTAAAAAAAATGCCGATAAACTCGAGAACTAAAGGTGCAACGTTTGAGCGAGAAGTCGCCAAAATTCTAAACGCTTTCTTTGAATCAGAAAAAATAGATTACGCCTGCAAAAGAAACTTAGACCAATATCAGTCTAAAGATCTTTGCGATATCAACATGCCATATCACGCTATAGAGTGCAAGTTCTACAAAGAAGGCGATTGGTATCAGAGCGGATGGTGGGATCAAGTCTGCAGATCAACCGAAGGCCGTATTCCAGTATTAATATTTAAATTTAACAGAAAGCCTATCAGAGTGTGTGTTCCTTTATATGCAATTAATCCAGAGTGGGATAAAGATAATAGCAAGGTTGCTGTCATGCCTATAGAAGATTGGTTGGGTGTGTTAAGAAATAACTGGGATCTTTATTTAATCAAGGATGTTTGATTAAGAGCTAACCGCCTCTAAGTGCATCTGCTAAAGCCCTGGTAATAGGATCTGTTATTAAAGATGGTGATACGGGCCCTTGCTGAATTTGACTAGGCGGATTAAAGTTTTGTACCTCTG